TAGTTGTGCGCCCCAGATGAAAATTGTTCCAGTTGTTCCCTCTGCGTTGTTTACGATCCTGCAAGCAAAAGACGTAGTTCCAGTCACCCACGTTGTCGCGACTACGCTAAATCTTTGCCACTCAGTTGTAACGCTTGCTGTAAGCGCGTCCCCCGCTGATCCAGCTGCTGTGGTTGCTATGATACAGGTTGTTGGTGCAGCCGCACGAAGCCAAACAGAAAACGTATGAACAACAGCACTCCCTGCAAATTGAATAATTCGAGTTCCTGCGTTACTTTCGAAATTCAAAGCGTCAGCAGTAAGAGTCCCATCGGGAGCGGTTACAGAATTAGATGTTACCGTTAACGCATTGCTGACAGTCCAAGTAGTTCCAAAGTTTTCGCTCTGAAGGATCTGGTTCGTCCTTCCCTCCTCAATGAGTAACCCCTTGCAAGCAAGCGTGAGAGGGTCGTGGTCGAAGCGTGCGGCGTTAACTGCAGCAGATTGGAGCAAGCCATTGCTCCCAACGAAGGTAGCCGTAGAAGCTCGCGTGAACGTAGGAGTCGGGCCGATCCTCGCGGTGAGCGATTTCGTCGCCGCGAACGGCAAATCCAGCGAGCATTGGTCGCCGCTCGATAAGTTCGCCCGCGATGTCTGAAGGATCATCATACGAGGTTGCCGCTCAGGTTGTAGGTTGCCGCCGCGACTTGCATCACCGACGCGGGCGCATGCAGGCCAGCGGTTTTAACGAGTGCGCCGAATGAGTTGAGCGTCGAGCCACCGCCTGCAACAAAGGTGATTTGCCCAGCGCCCCCTTGAATGACCATGCAGGAAAAACCAGCGGCCAGAGTCGAGGGGATCGTGATGGTGACGGCGGTGGCCGCGGTGCAACGGACCACCGTGTTGTTGTCGGCATCTGCTAGCGTGATTGCCGTCGCTGCGTTGCTGCCAATCACCAGCGACGGCTGCGGGCCGGTTGGGCCTGCCACTCCCGTATCGCCGCGCGGGATTGAGAAATCAAAGGTGGCCGCACTGGAGTTGCCGGAATTGGTAATCGTTGCCGAGCTGCCCGCAGCCCCCGTGGTGACGCTGCCGAGGGTGATGGTGGCGGCGGGTCCGATTGGGCCGGTGAGTCCCACGTCGCCGCGCGGAATGGCGAACGTCAGGTTTTGCGCGGGGGCCGTGCCGCCGAGGGTGACGCTGGCACTCGATCCGGCTGCGCCCGTGGTCACGCTGGCGATGCTTAAGCTGTTTGCGGGGCCGGTATTGCCGAGATCTCCCTTGTCGCCTCGCGGGATGGTAAAGTTGAACGTCGCTGCGCCAGCAGTGCCGGAGTTGGAGATGATGACGTTGGAGGCAGCCGCGCCGGTGGCGACGCTGCCCAGAGCGATGGTTGCAGCAGCGCCGGTGGCTCCTGTGTCGCCTTTGACGCGGCCGAGATTGATGGTTGCCATGGTGGGTGTGTTAGTTGAGGTCGAGAATCAAATCGCCCGAGGAGTTGATTGTGAGGCTGGGCGGGACGTCGTCGTCGTAGTGAGCGAGGAGATCGGCGCCCGAAATGGAAAATGTGTAACGGCCGGGACCCCGCTCGCCCTGCGGTCCGGTGGCTCCGATGGGTCCGCGCGCGCCGAGTTCGAGCAGGTATTCGGTCGAGGCGTTGTTGGTCGTGAGGGTGACGCTGGTAGGCATTACGCGTGCGGGTCGGGGATGATTTGTTGGGTGCCGCTGAGCAGGTCTTTATCCACGACGCCCGCGGTGGTCTCGATGGCCCAGGTGTAGAAGCCGGGGTCGAGCGCGAGGGCGCGAGGCTCGACGGTGAAGCTCCAGCCGTAGGCGGTGGCGGTGGCGATGGTGATCTGCCCGGCCACCGCGCTGTCGAGCGTGAGCGCGACCGCTCCGGCCGCCCGCCAACTCATGCGGACGCGGGTGAGCGCGGCGGCGAAAGTGGTGTCGTCTGACGAATCAATGGTGAAGGTCAGGCCGCCCCAGGTTTCGCCCGCGGCGACCGGATCGAGCTTGATGTTTTTGAGTGGGCAGGCCATGGGAGTTAGGCTCCGGCGAGCGTGATGGTCAGGAGGCAGCTTTGGTCGCCAGTGGCGCTCGGTTCGACGGTGATGTCGGAAGTGGGCAGCAAGCCGGTGGTGCCAGCGACTTGGAAGATGTCGCCAGGGGTGAGCGGGTAGTCGGTGAGCACCGTGCTCTGGGTGATGGTGGCGTTGGCCTTTGAGGTGGCGGCGTTTTTGATATAGACGGCGTCCACGCTGGCGAGGCCGCCGGTGGCTTCACCCTCGAAGTCGTTGCCGTCGAGGTCTGGCACGATGCAACCGGCGGTGGCCACGCCGGCGGCGGTGTCGGCAGAGGTGGCAGCGGCGGTGATGCCGAGACCGCCAGCGAGTGCCACGTTGAGGTTGGCGATGGTCGCGGTGTAAACCGGGACGCTGGTGCCGTTGAGCGTGTAGGTGGATGACGCCTTGCCGGTGGTGATGACGCTCGCGCCGCTAGAGGTGGCGGTGAAGAGCGCGGCGTAGGCGGTGTCGGCATTGAGGGCTGCGGCGATGGCGGTGGCGATCAGCGTGGCGGTGGTGTGAGTGCCGGTGGTGAGCGGGACGCTGATGGCCTTGGGCGAGCCAGTCATGCCGGTGGCGGTGACGGTGACGGTGGCGTTGCCGGAAGTGGCGCCGCTAGCCGCCGTGACGGTGGCGGTCTCGACCTGCGCGTTGCCAGCGGTCCAGGCGGTGCTGCCGGTGTTGTCGAGATCGGAGATGTCGATGATGAGATCCGAGGCGCTGCCGACGAGGACCGCCTGGAAGCTGACCTGTTTGGCGGCGGTGAGGGTGACGGTCTCGGAGTTGGCCCCGACCTGGACGGTGCCAGTGGTGCCGGATTTGACGGGGGTGGCGCGGGCGTTGATTCCGAAGGTGGCGCGGGGTGTGGTGAGTGTCATGAGGAGGTGCTAGGTTCTGCCTCTGACGCGGTGTCAAAACGTCACCACTTGCCCAGCGGGCATTTCTCGGAAGCCATCCGCAGCTTCGCCTGCGTCGAGCAGCCGCACTTGCGGCAGCGGCCGGTGCCGCGCAGCCCCGCGGCGTCCCACTGCTCGCAGCTCTGGCAGACTGACTGGCGGCTGGCGAGCGTCTCAGCATCGGCGAGGGCGAAGCCGCTGCGGGCAAACCTGCCAGCGGATCGAACGAGGCTGGTGGCCATCTCTGCCACGCTGGGGAGTTTGCTCGCCTCGGTGTTTTTCCCATCCGCGATACATTGCTGGCAGGCGAGAGCGTGTGGCTTCCCGCCGTAGCGGTTGAGGGCGCAGGTGAAGCCATCGGCGTCGCGCGGCGATTGAAACTGGCAGCTCACGGTGAGATGGTGATGGTGTCACCAAGGTTGATCGTATTTACCAAGTCATCGACTCTGCTGACCACAAGATAATCGCCATAAGGTGCCGGATAATCTCCGCCTGTTCTGACTGCATCACCGTCAACGGTTTCATATGCAGATCCTGGCACTAGCGCCCAAAATGATGCAACAGCCCCAATACCCTCATATGCTGGTCCGCCCTGGCTGATGGGTGGGTAGTAATAATTCACACCAATTTCAACACTCAAATATGGACCAAATGGATCATCACATTCTGAGCCAGCACACTGAGGCAGCCATATTCTGTCAGACGCGCATAGGCATTCCTCTGTCAGCCACTTGCATTTGTTGAGGCGACTTAATGTGTATCCAAAAAGTTCAATCTCGCTCGGCTGGTCATCGTAGCCCGGCCCCCATAGGGCGTCCGGGTCGCAGGCGGTATTGCAGCACGCGCACTCCACCGCTTTCACCACGCCGTCGGTGGTCTTGGTCTTGACCTTGGTCACGCCGTCCGTGGTGGTGGTGCCGATGATCATGTTAGCACTCCTCGGTGGGGGTCCAGGACGGGTAGGCACCGTCGTGGGTCAGGACGTGGAGGCCGGAGCCGCTGGGCGGTTTCAGCAGGGACCAGCCGCCGCCGTCGTAATACATCAGGTCGCCGGTGCCGGGGCTTTGCGGCCACTGGTCGAGATAGTTGAAATTGGCCATCAGATCCCGCGCGGAGATGCGGTAGGGATAGCCCGCGCCGCCGACGGCTGGCGCGGCCTTTACCTTTTCCTCGAAATTTACGGGTAGCGGCATGTCACTGATTGTAGGCTCTGGCCGTGTCGTTCAAATCGGAACCCGCATCGGCGGGATAAAATCCGATTCGCTCTGACGTGAATGAAACCTCTGAAACATTGCCGTAAGATGTTTTAGAAATGACGGTAAATATCGGGTCATACACATAAAAATCGTATTCAAGATCATCCTGCCAAGTGCTACCCACTGGAGCAATAAAGGTCGCGCGGTAGCGGGAGGCTGGAACAAAATAATACCCACCGGTGTCAGGATCAAAATAACCAGCACGGTTCGGTTTTGGCATCATTTGTGGGAATTCGTCGTTGAACTGATCGGCCTTTCTGGCCATGTCCTTCGGGCCGAACCTGCCGACAAGTTGAATTGATGAGAATCCCTGACCACTTGTGAACCCCGATGTGATTATGTCGAAGGGGTTCTTCCAGTCATTTCCAATAGCCGAAAGAGCTTCTTCGATGGTATCGCCTCCCCTTAAACAAATAGTTCCTGATGGTTCTAGCACCTTATAGCTGATACTGCCCTTAATTATGCTGCTTGATGATGTTTCGTAGTATGTCACGATATTTTTTTTCGCCTTCATTACCGGCGGCAAAAAGCCCGCAGTGCGGCCGTATGCGGAGACCTTAAACTCGGTGAACCCGTCGCCGCGTTCGACCTCCTGCGGTGCCGGGCTGATGGACAGTGCTCCGCTGCTGGGGACATTGTTTCCGTCCGGCATAACTCCGCCGACAACAAGGCTTGCGCGATGGGTGGCGGCTGATGCGGTGGTGCAGACGTAGGTCTGATCCACCCGGCACAGACCGCCTGGGAAGGTGGCGACGGTGCGGCCAGGGGTGGCGATGAGCGCGCCGGGTGTTTTCTCGTAAATGGTGGCCATGGGGTTGTGGAGTTAGACGCCGAGCGCGGCGGTGGGGAGTTTGGGTTCGATCTTCTCGACGAGCTTTTGAATGGCTTGGACGGCTTGCTGGATTTCGGACATCGGGTCGCCGGCTTTGTTGCCGCCGGGGTCCTTCTCGTCCTTGCCGCGCTTGCCCTCCGGCAGCTCGTCTTTGCGTTTACCGATTCGGTCTTCGAGTTCTTTTTTGAGTTCCTTGTTGCTCTTGCGGGTAATGTCGATTCCAGCCTCTTTCGCCATGTCGCGGATGGACTTGGCTGTCTTTTTGCCGCCGCCGAATTCCTCGCGGATCGCAGCGTCCTGTTCCTTGCCCTTGAGTTTCTCGGCGATGCGTTCCGCTTTTCTGAAATCCCCTTCTGCGATGGCGTCACCCGCCGCTTTTTCGAGCTTGCCGCCCTTGTCCACTTTGTCATTGCCAGCGGCTTCCTTGATGCGTTTGACGATCTGCTCGGAGAGGCTGAGGGTTTCCTTAACGGTCTTCGCCGCCCTCTCCATCGCGCCCGCGCCTTCCTTCATGTGGTCCTTCATGTTCCATGTGAGCTGCGGGAGCTTCTCGACCTGACTCATCATGTTCCACGTCAGGCCCGCTGCGGTCTTGTTGATCTCCCCGGCGAGACGGTTGACCTCCTGCATGTCCTCCTGGACGTTGAGGAGCGGCTGCGTCGCTTCGTAGGCGCTCTTGAAGGATTCCGGGAAGGCTTGGCCTGCCATCACGAACTGGCCCTTGATGTAGTGAGAGAGATTCTCCATGCGGCCTTTCGCCATTTCCACGCCGCGCTCGTTAGCCTCGATGGATTTCTCCATGGATGCCGCCATCTCCTCGCCGATGTAGGGGATGACAGAAAGGATCGGTTTGATAGCCGCGCCGATGGATGCTGCCAGTCCGTAGCCGACGACATCGAAGCCCGCCAATAGCATTTTGAACACGTCGCTGTTGGGACCGAGCACCTCCATGAGGAATTCCCCAGAAGCGGAAAACGCCGCGACCATGTTGCGGTAGATCTCGTTGGCGGTCTGCTTCGCCTGGAGCTTGATGGAGGCCCACGCCATCTCCCATGCCAGCGAGAACTCGCCGACCTTGAGTGCGCCGAGTGCCGAGGTGAAGCCCTCCATCGCGGCGGTGCCACCGATGAACGCTTGCGCCAGGCGTTGGCCGAATCCGGCCATGTCGATCCCCGCAAGTGCGGTGGTGATAATCTCCAGCATCGGCGTCATTTCGCCCAGCACGCCGGCGGCGAACTCCTTAAACTTGCCGCCGATGACCGTGATCTTGTCGCTGATGGTGTCGAAAACGCGGGCGTTCGCATCCATGACGTCGGGCATGGTTCCCAGCTCGCCTTTCGCGTTCGCAAGCGCGCCGTCGAAATCTTGCAGGAATGCCAGGGTGCGCCCGCCCGACTTGCCGAAAAATTCCATGGACGCCGCGGCGCGCTCTGCTGGTGACGGCAGTGCTGAGATCGCGGCAGCAATCATTTTGAGTTGCTCGGTCGGCGACTTGGTGGCCATCTCCGACCAACTCAGGCCGAGGTTGCTGAACTTGTCCCTGGCCTCGTCAGACCCTTGTGATGCTTCCACAATCGCCTTCTGCATCTTGTTGACCGAGGTGCCGACCTTGTCAGCACCGACGCCGCTGTTGTCGAAGGCACGGCGCAGGATAAGCAAGTTGCCGGCGGTCTCGCCGGTTTGATCGGAGAGGTCGGACAACTCGCCACCGAGGTCGAGCGCGTCCTTGAACGCGCCGAAGGTGCCGGTGACTGCCGCCGCCGCCATCTTGATCGCACCGAATCCCAGCGCGAGCGCGGCGCCGGCCTTGGCCATGCTGGCGAAGGAGGCGTTGACGCTGCTGCTGGTTTTGGCGACAGTGGTGTCGAGACTCTTGGTGGAGTCCTTGACCTTGTTGACGGTGGAGGTGAAGCCCGCGTCAGTCGCGCCGAATTTTACATTGATACCGCTCATCGTTTTTCAAGTTTTTTGAATGCCTCGTCAATTACAGAGGCGGAGTCAAAACGCGAGCCGCCGCTGGTCCACTCGCGGTGGATTCCCTTGGCGAACAAATCGGCGTCGATGATCTGCAAGCCGGCGGCGATGGGGATCTCCTCCAGGATCTCGCGGAAGGCCCAGCCAGTGACGCTTGCGATGTGGTGGACATAGGAAGCGAGCCAACTGGGCGTGGCTAGTTTTTTGAGGCCGGGATTCCTGGGTCGGATTTGTTGGCGGCGGTGGTGTTGGCGACCAGATAGAGGTCCATGGCTTCGCTCATCTCGGCAGACAGCGGCTCCAGCTCGTTGTGATAGGTGATGTGCTTCTCCAGCCACTGGTCCACGGCGTCGAGGAAGGCTTGGCGGTTGTTGACCACGCCGCGGATGTCCTCCTTCGGCTCGGTGTGGAGGTAGGCATAAGCCGCGGTCTTCTGCATCATGTCGCCGCCGTCGTCCTCGAAGACCCGGTTGCGTTGCAGCCAGGAGAGGGAGAGCGCGGTCATGGGGCGCAGCACGAACTTGGATTTGCGCTTGGGTCCGGCGGTCATGCCAGCTTCACGCATGGCTTCATCGTCTGTCATGAGGTCAGTGTCTTGTGTCATGTTGTTGTTTTTAGGTTAGAGCATTGCGGCGACCTGCCGCTTGGTTTCCTCGCTGGCGGTCTCGGCGATGAGTGCCTTGCGCGTGCCGTTGGAAATCTCGACCATGCGCGGGGAGGTCTTGACGATCTCGACCAGCGTGGTGCGGTTCATGAGGGCGCCGCGCATCCATAGCACTGGGCTTTCCTTGTCCTTCGCCGCCATGTCCTCGTGACCCTTGGTGGCGTAGTAGGCGACCTCCCCGGCCTTGAGCGGGCAGTCGGGAGACTGCGCCTCGAACCAGAACTCCTTGGACTCGCGGCCATCGGCGCGGATGATGTGGGTGAAGGTGACGAACTTGAAGCCGTAGGTCATCAGCACGGACGCGACCATGATGTTCATGGTGTGATAGAGTTCTTGTTTCGGATTCATTTTTTAGGGGCGGCAGACGGTCCCGGTCTGCCAGCGGGGTGTTGAGGGGTTAGGCCTGCTCGGACATCGAGGAGGCATACTGGGTCGCACTGACCGAGAGCTTGCGGAACTCGCCTTGCGAGGAGCTCTCGTTGTAGCTGTCCACGATGATAGTGCCGCCGGTGAGGCCGCCGGTGTCGGTGTCGTTGGTGAGAGTGAGAAACGCCGCCACGTCCATGGTGACGGCACCGTTGACGAAGCCTTCGAGCGAGATGGCGGCGGTCAGGCCGCTGTATGCCACGGCGACCACGTCGTTGTTCGCGTCGCGCACTTCCGACTTAACGGCCTGCACGTTGCGGGAGAATGAGGTCAGGACGATTCCTGTCTCGTTAGTGATGCCGTATTGAAGATCTGCGGCTGCGGCGGAGGTGTAGATAGTTGCTGCCATGAGGGTGGTGTTCCCCCATCGCGGCGTGTCAAATCCGGCCGAAGGTGCAGGCGGCGGTGAAGGTCACTTCGAGCAGCGCCTCGTCCCAGTTCTGGACGCTGCCGTTATAGGTCCAGTCCCAGAAAATGACGTGCGACTGGTTGAGCGCGGCCACCATCGCGGACTGGTCGAAGAACAGGCTTTCGAGCTGGTCGATCCACGCGGCGATGTCCGCCTCCGGCTCGTCGCCGGTGTGCGCCCGCAGCGTGATAGTGACCTCGGCGGTGGAGACCATGTGGAGCGCGGCGGAGTGGGCGGCGCTGCCTTGGATGTCCACCACCAGGCAGGGCAGGGTGAAGGTCTCGCGGGCGGTGGCGTCGGCCACCATGATGGATTCCGCCGGCGAGTTTTCTGTCAGGTAGGAAACGAGGGTGTCCTTGATGCGTTGGGTGGTGGTCATAATGTCCGGTTGGCCTTTTCGATTTCCTTTTCGATGATCTTCTGGAGGCGGTTGAAGCCGTTCTTCAGGCCTGCCGCCATCGACTTGGCGACGGTGGCGGCGGGGAGAATCCGGCCCATGTAGGGGGTGCGGTTTTCGAGCGTCACCTGATAGTCCAGCCCTTTGCCCGTCTTGATCGCGCTGCCGAACCCGCCTGATGCGTGGCGGCCGATCCAGTCGGCGATGCCTGAGAGTTTCGGTCCGCCGATGGCGTTGGCAGCCTCGACCCAAGCTCCCTTGGCGCGGCCTGCTTTTGCCTGCGCCTTTCGCTTGTAGCTTTCGCGCTCGGTGCCGGGAATTAGATCAAGCCACGGCCTGCCCTTCTCTTTGCGGAACAGCCGCTGCGGCACGACGCCCTTGCGTGAACCGTTGCGCGCGGAATAGTGCGCCGCCTTCATGTCGGTGGTCGCGGGAAACGCGCCCAAGTTGACGCCGAACCACGCGCGGTCCACCTGGTGGCCAATGGACTTTTTGAACTTCTCCCCCTTGTCGGATTTCAGTCCGTAGGGTTGCACTTGTTCCGCGAGCTTGCGGGCGACGGAGCGGGCGATGTCGTTGATGCCGTCCTCGACGGTCTTGCCGGTGAGCCTCGAAAACTCCTGGAGGGTGTCCTCCATGATTTTCCGACTCACCGGGTCGATTTGAACGCTCGCTTGCACTCCTTGGGCCGGGAGTCAAAAGCGGGTGGAAAAACGCGGTGCTTTTAGAATTGCGACCGGTGGCGGTGGCGGGTAGGTTTTACCCAGACATGAAACCGACCCTGCTCCGCGACTATCAAGGCCAGCCCTGCGAGGGCTTCCTGATGTCCGAGAAGTTGGACGGCTGGCGGATGATGTGGACGGGTGCCGAATTCATCTCCCGCGAGGGCAATGTCTTCGCCGCTCCCGAGTGGTTCAAGGCCGGGATGCCTGCGGTCGCGCTCGACGGCGAGTTGTTCGCCGGCCGCGGCGAGTTCAACTCGATCCAAGCGATGATGCGCGACGGCTGGGAGGACCTGACGTTCCAAGTATTCGACGCGCCGGAAGTGGTCGCGCCGTTCCGCAAGCGGCTGGCGTTCCTCAAGACGCTCGCCTTGCCGCCTCACGCCGAGCTGGTGGCGCATGTCCGGTGCCGCGACACACAGCACCTGATCGAAGCCGCCGACGCCGTGGTGGCCCATGGCGGCGAGGGGATGGTGGTCCGCGATCCGCGGGCGATGTATCAGGCAGGACGCACCCACGACGTGCTCCGCTGGGTGCCGCAATGCCCGTCTATCAATCGCCTGGAATCAGCGGCTGTCGCTTGAGTCGGTGAGCGTGAAGTGGATGGCGACCGTGCCGGTGTCTACATCGGCCACGCGGTAGCTGATACCGTCAACGGTGCAGCGTTTCTGGAGCATGCCGCGCGGGTTGGAAACGTGGCGCGGCTGCGCGGTAACGACTGTGCTGATGTTGCTCTCCATGCCGCCCAGCGCGCCCTCGTAGGACTTGCGCTCGGAGCTCATTACCACCGCGAAGGTCTGGCCGTTGCAGACCATGGTGGAGGTGCCGAAGTCGGTGTCGGTCTCGTCGTTACCGGCCAGGAGGAATGCGTCGATCAGGCTCATGCACTGGGCCGGGTGTCAATTTCCCGGCGCGTGGCTTGGTCGTTTTCGACTTGCGGAAAATCCGCTCGTAGTGCTCCCGGAATTTCTCGCCGTCAACCGGCCGTGGTGTGTCTCCTTTTCCTGCGCTCATGTCTTTACCCTAAGCAAAACCGCCGCCCCGGTTTCCCGAGACGGCGGCTGTCCATGAATCCAACCAGAGAGAGTTAGGCGTTAGCCTTTTTCTTCGCGATCTTTTTCGGGGTGGCTGGGGATTCCTCCGCAGGCCAGACCGCCTTGTTGACGTTGACCCTGGCGACCCTTTCGAGCCGGTAGAGAGTCCCCGCCTGGCGGGTTCCTGCGAGAGCTTTTTCAGCCTCCCGAGGTGAGCTGGCGAGGGTAAGCCCGCCAGCGTCACCGATGAGAAGGAAGTCAGACATTAGGGAGTCAGAACGAGGACCTTGAGCGCGGATCCGTCGCCCTTGGCAGCGCCGAACATGACGTCGTAGGAGCACCAGAGAGCGCGCGAGGAGCGGGAGACCCACATGTTCGCTTGCACGGTGATGCCGAGGCCTTCGATGGTGATCGGGGTCTGCGAGATCATGTCGGAGTCGGCCGGCGAGGATGCTGGCAGACCGGATGCGATGGCGATGGCTTGCGGCGAGCAAACGAAGCCGCTGATGGTGGCACCGGCTGCGCTCCAACGGTTGTTGTAGGTGAACAGGTCGAAGCCATACATGCCGCGGTTTCCGCCGCCTGGTGCGAGCTGATAGCTGTCACCGTAGGTGGGGAGGAACTGCGCGTAGATGGAACCATCGACGATGCAGTTGCGGACGTCGCCGTCCTTGAGCGCGCCCCAGAGGGTCTTGAGCTGGGCGGTGCCGACATCGGCTGCGGTGTTGACGTCCACGACGGCAGCGCCGAAGTTGGCGACAGTCACCGGGGCGAGTGCGATGTCGATGATCTTGTCGGCGAGTTGCTGGGCGTTGATCTTGGCGATGCGCTCCAGGCGGTGGCCCGAGTTGATTTGCGCGTTGGTGAGGTGGAAGCTGTTCGAGTATTGCGAAACCGAAACGGCCACGTTGTCGAGCGTGCTGTCGCCGCTTTCAAAGTTGGTCGCATTGGTTTGCGTGGTGGAACCGGCAGTAGCGATGGGGACTTGAACCGTTTTCAGCGGCGCGAGTTCATCGGTGGAGAAGTCTTGCGAGAACGCGTTGAGCGGGGCGAGGCGATTGCGAAGGATCGTGATGGCGGAATCGCGCAGCACGTCCACAACTAGGTCGGCATCAAATGTGTTGGCCATAATAGGGTGTTAGTGAGAGGTGGTTTATTTAGGAGAGGAGAGGAGTGCGTCCCAGTTAGCAGCGCGGAATTTCTCGCGGCCTTCGGGGGTGGTGATCGCGTTGTATTGCTCGCGGATGGTCAGGCTGCCACCGGTGAGTTCGACCGGAGCGGGGTGGCCTTGGGCGGCGAGGATCTCGGAGGCCTTGGCGGCGACTTTTTCCTCGGTGACTTCCGCGGCGGCGGTCAGCTCGCTGAGGGCTTCCACGTTTTCAGCGGCGAAGGCTTGGGCGGCGTCGAGCTTGGCCTGCACTTCTGAGAGGTCGGCTTGAAGCTGGGCGTTGATCTCTGCCAGCGGGGCGAGTTCCTCGATGCGGGCCTGGGCGGTGCCGAGGTCGGCGCGGAGGGTTTCGGACTCGGCAAGCGAGGCTTCGAGTTGTGCGACCTGGTCGTTGCCGGGGAAGAGTTTTGAGAGAATGCTCATGTTGCCCTTTTCGGCGGTGTCAAATTCAGCCTTGGCTTTCCCGTCCTTGATGACGACATGGACGAAGCCGTTTTCCTCGGCTTGGTCCGCGGTCATCCAGGTTTCTGCAAACATCAGATTGCGGATCGCTTTTTGTTCGCCGCCGGTGCGGTCGGCATAGATGCCGGCGATCTCGGAGCTGATGCTTTCCAGCAGGTCAGCGTTCTGGCGGAGGGTGCGAGCGTCGCCGCGGACGATGGTGGAGGCTTCGTGGATCATGATGCGCGAGCCGTGGGTCATTTGCCGCTTGTCGCCAGCCATCAAAATCACGCTACCCATCGAGGCGGCGATGCCGTTGACGGTGGTGGTGACTTCGACGCCGCGGGCGGAGATGCCGCGCAGCGCGGAGTAAATCCGCTGGCCCTCGAAAACACTGCCGCCTGGGGAGTTGATTTCCACCTCGACGGATTCGAGCGCGTCGTCCGCGATGCAGACGGCCTCGCCGATCACCATCTGTGCGGCGACCGCGGACGGGCCGTAGAGGCTGTCGAGTTCGTCGATGAGCTTGTCGGCGGAGTCCTTGTGGACGCCGTCATTCAGCCGGAGCTTGCCGGCGCGGTTTTCAATTTGGAGGAGTTTCATTCGGATCGGTGGGTGAGGGGGTGGAGGGTTCGTTAGGGGTCATCATGGCGAGTTCGCGCTGGTCGATGGTGATGCCGTATTTCTCGCCGACCTCGATGGCGATGGTCTGGCGCAGGGCGGCTTCCTCCGCTTTCTGGCGGATGACGTCCTTGTATTCCTTGCCCATCGCGGCGGTGATGTCGGAGGCGGATTTGAAGCCGAGCTTGTAGGCGCTCTCCAGTTCCTTCATCACGCGACCGTCGTCGATGGTGAGCTTGGGCGGGGTGGAGAATTCCCACTTCCACCAGTCGTTAGACTGCGGGAGGTCGCCGCGCTTCTGGGCCTTGGCGACGGCGTAGGAAATGATGCGCTTGGCGGCGTAGAACAGCAGGTCCTGGCGGTCCTCGATGGAGCGCTGCGCCATAGCGATCTCGGTGCGCTGGGCAGTGCCGCCGCCGGCGCCGTGGCCGTTGTAGAAAGCATACGGCCAATTCAGACCAGCATAGGCGGACTTGAGCAGGCGGTCGTGGAACTCCAAGAACGGGTTGCCGGGGCGGTTGTTGACGAGCGTCTCGATCTTGCCGCCGCTGTTGGATTTGAAATAACGGACGGTGCCGCCGTCCAATGACTCGACGGTCATGCCCTTGCCGCCGGCGGCGTTGCCGACGAGCCGGCCGAAATTGTCATCTGGATCCGGGCCGCCGCTCTCGTTGTATTCGATGAGGGAAATGGAACTCATCTGCATCATGGCGAGGCGCTCCCACTCGGTGGACTGGATGATGTCGCGGCAGTCGTTGATGCAGTGGGTGAGGGCGGTTAGCCCGCGGCCTTGATACTGCCACTCTGGGTCGAATAAGTGGATGACGTTCGACGCTGGCAGCCACTCGGAGAGCTTGCCGTCCTTGTCGAGAAACGCGTATTCCTTCGCCTCGCCTGACGGGTAGTAGATGATGCCGTCCTGCAAAGTGCCGCCGCGCTGGGGTCCGTCGTTGAATCCCTGCGGGTTGCCGATGCGGTGGCTTGGAATCCCTTGGTATTGCGGGAAGCCGGTCTTGGTTTCTGTCAGCAGGATGAAGATTTCGCCATCCACGTCGATGGAGGACGACCAGCCGAAGAGGTTGGTTTTGAAGTCGTGCATCCCGCCGCGGGTGTCGCCGATGGGATAGAAATTTCCGGTGAGCCAGGCGGCTGCCGCGGTGCCGAACTCGGAGTCTTCGCCCGCGAACTGCGGCACGAATGCGCGGCCGACGGAATACATGCTGCGCTGGTTGACAGCGTTCTTGATCGGCCCGAAATTGAGATAGATGCGCCGGGCGTGGCTTTGAAGCGTCACCCGATCACGCGCCGGGACGAGCTGCGAGATGTCCTTTTTCTCGATGGGTTCCCACGGCCGATGACGGTTGTCGTTCGCTGCGCGGGCGGCCTTGTAGGAAATCGTTTTGCCGTATTGATCAAGAATGGCCATTGCCTAATCCCGGCGTGTCAAAACCTGCCGAGCGAGCGGGACTGCATCGGGACATAGCCGAGGTCGATCCACTCCATGGCGCGGCCGAACGCGGTGAGGGTGTCGGGGATGGATAGGCCCATGGTCTTGCCCATGCTCACGCCGTTCTTGGTGGCCTGCGTGACTGTCGCCAGCCCGCCCGGCTCCATGCTCTGGAGGATCAGGGCGCGGTGGTTGGTGCGGAGCTTGTTGGAGATCGTCGGGTCACACAGTCCCGCCCTCGCCCACTCCCGAGCCACCTGCAATGTTTTCGCGTCCATTCATGGACGGCGGGGTGTCAAACATCGAAGCGTTTGACAGAAATTGGTTTTTTGATTATCTCAGTGACGTGAAGAAAATAAAAACAGAAATAAATCAATCTAAGTCACCGCGCGTTTTTTCTAAAAAATGGTGTGAAATTGTAGGTGATCAGAAAAATGCTAATGTTGATGTCGTTCGTGATCGAAGAGGGCGATGTGTTGCAGTGGCTTACAGTCGCCGAGATTGGTGCATGTCACTGTCTTGATCAAACATCGAAGCCGGGGATGAGTTTGAGCATCAGCGCGGCGACGACCTGCATGGCCTCGACGTCGAAGGCGTGGTTGTTATTGCGGATCCGCACCCACCGGAACTCGGCCTGCTTGGTCTTGGCATTGACCATCTCGCGCTTAACCTCGCTGTCGATCTGTTTGAGCCAGTCCTGACTAACGTCGTCGGGGATGTGCCACGCCGCCGCCTGGCCGGTCCGGTGCGCGTGGACGATGTCCTTGATCCGGTCACTCGCCCAGTGCGCGTAGCGGGCGCGGCCGACTCCCGGCGCCGCCGCGTCCTGGAAGCGGGTGAAGGCGCGGTGGACGACGTCGCCGTTCTGCTTTTTGAAGGCGAAGGATTTCTGACCGGAGCCGTGGAGCGCGGTCCAGTCCATGCGGGCGCAGGCGGAATAGACTTGGTCGGTGTCATACTGGGCGTCAATGAAGACGAGCTTGGGCGCGATGCCGTAGCGCAGCGCGAGATCATGCACGCCGTCGAAGGTCTCGACGCGGCCATACCAGAGTAGCATCGACTCGCCGTTAGCCCGCCAGGCGCGGATGCCAGCCCAGAAGTGGTCGCGCTGTTTGTCCACCACCAGGAACCGCTGCGCCTCGTCCTCGATCTTCTGCTTCTCGGCATACTCGCTGCCGAGGTAGCCGTTGCCGATGAGCGCGGTGCGGTTGTCGGTGAGGTCTTCCTCCCACGGTTCTGCCAGCCGCTTCTGGATGAACTGCCGGAGCGGGTCGAGGTTGCCGACGCGCTGCGCGGCCTTGGCTTCGAGCCATAACAGGACGATCTCCCAGAGCGGCTTGCGCCAGTTGCAAAGGACGTTGTAGTGAAATCCGACGTGACCGGGCAGGCCCTCGGCGGCCGGCACATAGCAGGCAGACTCGGCGAGCGCCCGGCGCGGCTGGGGCGAGTCGGCGCAGGTCCAGTCACAATCAGCGTTGTCGCACTTGAGGTGCGCGGCCTGCGCCCGTGCTAACGTGTCCAGCGTCTCGGCCTCGGGATAAACGACGTTGCACCATTTCCACGGCTGGAGGGTCTCGCACTTCGGGCAGGGGAAAGAGAACTCGCGGCGGTCGGTGTGCTGCCAGGCTTTGTCCAGCTCGTCGCCCTTGGATCCGGCTTGGGAGAGGATGAAGAACTGCCGGTTCCATCGGTCATGAAGTCGGCCGCGTGCTTCGTTGAGCATGCCGGGGCGGTATTGCCAGGCCTCGTCGCAGAAGACCCGGCGCATGGATTTCGATTGCAGACCGGAGAGGTTCGCGCCGGTGAGGAAGAGGGACATGTGCGGGAAGAGGATCTGCATCTTCCGCTTTTTGTGGCGGTCCTCCGGCAGCAGCGCGGCGGTGTCGGGGGTGTTCCTGATAGCGTAGTCCATCCGCGTTTCGGCCCAGTCCTTGAGATCGTCGTCGGTCTGGCCGACTAGCAGGGTGGGGCCGGGGTCCTCGGCGATGATGTATTGCAACGCCGCCTCCATGAAGGTGGTCTTGCCGGTGCCGATGGGCGCGAGGAAAACGATTTCCTTGGAGTCGGCATTCCCGACCACGTCGAGCGGGGTGCGCTGCCACGGCGCGTTTTCCACCATGTATTTCGGAGTCAGTCCGTCCTGGATGACGACGCGACCCGACGCCCACTCGGACGGCGCCAACCGCGCCGGCGGGCGGCAGCTCCGGCGGAAGATCCCGAGGAGTGAATCAAGCTGAGTCATCCGCCTCCCAGATTTTCGAGGATTCATCAGACAGCATCGCCATCACCTCATCGACCTTGCCGCGGATGATCCGCTGCATCGTCGGCGGGTCGGCTCCTTCGAGCTGGGGCGGCAGGTCCGCTTCCATCCGCAGGATCGCCGCCTTCACCGCCGCCGCGATCCGCACCAGGGCGGTGTCCACCGTCGCCTTGGAAACGTATTTCCCCGCCGCCTCCCGCAGCTTGTAGGCGTTGAGCAGTCCGTCGATCTGCGTCTTGACCGTCTGCGCCTGGTGCTTGTCGGTGACGGTCGAGAGTTGCCGGATGATCGCCTCGATGTCGATGCTCGTGGGGTCGTCTTGCTGAGGTGAGCTGACGGGCTTGGCGACGACGGGTAGCCATTCGGGTTTGAGCGTCGGCGGCAGGTTTCGCATGCGGCCGATCTTTTCGCGGACCTGTTCGTCGTCCCATACATTCACTCCACCGCGCTCCCAGTTCGCCAGCGACTGGACCGA